ATCTAAACAGTTTATGTTCTTACGCACCTGGTCTAATCATTCAGGTTTCTATTGGAATGATGGAGCTACTTGTACAAGTTCAACTTTACAATTGAGCACTCAGGAATTCAACAGAGTTGCCAATGCATTAAGTGCAGATGCTTTAGCATTCTTCATTGATGAAATGGGCAAGAATCTTCCAATTGATACGAAGACCGGAGCAGTTGCACAATCATATCTGAATGCAAAACAACAGCAGTTCTATAATGAATTTATAGAACCATTGAATGTTGCTTCCGGTAGTGGTGATCTGAGTGATGCATCATTGATTTTATCAGCTCCTAATTTCAACAGCACAAAGACAATGAATTTTACATTGAAGATTGTGCCTACACCGATCCTGGGAACTGTTAATGGTACAATTGAATTCACTTCAACTTTATAAGATATGCCTAATAAAAATTTATTAATCATCACTGCAGCCGAATACAAGGTTGCTTTAAATATTCCCGGTGTCGGTGTTTATATGCTTGGCACTGTAAATACCATTGGTTGGGATGATAGTGTTGAAAATGAACTAATCTATGCTGTTGGTGAACAATATGCAGTAGGCAATAAACAAAACGCTTACAAATTTGCCGGTGCTTTCTCATTACAGAATGGTGAAATGGACAGCATTTTAAGTGAAGCAGGTTTGAAATCAGCAACACAAATTCCTAACGCGATCTTATCGATCACTTCATTAGTTGGTGGTCCTTCTTATACTTATCTGAACATGTGTTTGAACACATCAAAAGTAAGTGTTAAGGCAAAGGATAAAGAAACCCTGGTGAATATTGATTGGACTGCAACAAATGTTATTTAATGATACAAGTTTTTAAAAAAGACCTGACTTTTATTTCTAAAGTAGCAACTGCAGGTGCAGATGGTAATACTGTTGAATGGAAAGAAGAAGAGATAACCAAAACTGCAGTATTCCATGAATTGAGCAGAACGGAAAGGAACCAAAGAAAATTGACATTTAAAATATTATCTGTTATTGAAACTGGCGGCATCGATGTGAAGGAAGGAAAAATAAATTTAGATACTGATGGACTGGCCGATTTAACTGATGCAGCAATAGAAACATTGTTACAAGTTGATGCAAAGGATTTTACTGAACAGGACAAAGCAGAGTTTTTAAATGACAATATCGCGGTGCTAAATTTCGGCACATGGTTCTTTGGCGAGAAAATCGCCCCCTTTTTTTCTCAATTGAAGAAGACTTAAATGAAATAAATGATCAGCCGGATAAGGCTAAGGATAAATTAATTGCCCGGGACCCGGTTTTATATCAAAAAACCATGTTCCGGGCTTTTTTGGGTTATAGCAAGAACGAAGTTGATGAATTGACAATTAGTGATTATATGGATAATGTGATCATGCTTCGAGAGGTTTTAAAACTATGGCATGCACCATTTCAAAAAGAAGATTAAATAATGGCAACATACGGTTTTACAATATCAGTAGAAAATCAAACAGCGCTTCAGGCAATGAAGCAGATCGAAGAGTCATTGTCATCCATGGGAATGAAAGCAAAAGTGGAAGTTGAAAAAACTGAAACTGCATTGGCCGGCATGGGTGAAAAAATGAAAGGAATATTCGGAGGATTGAAAAGTATGATCCTGGGTGGCTTAGGTATTGCAGCACTTTTCGAAGGCTTTGAATTCATTAAACAATCAAAGGAATCATTTGATAAGCTGGAAGAATCCGCAATGAAAGTTAATGCTGCACTTGCATCAACCAAAGGCATTGCAGGAGAATCAGCTGATGAGTTAGAAAGAATGGCGAAGGTGCAATCCGGGAAGGTTCTTTTCGGACGTGCCAATATTGAAGATGCGGAATCAATGCTGTTAACTTTCACACAGATCCGCGGAGAAATTTACGAAAAGACTTTACCGGCCATTGAAAATTTTGCAACTCGTTTTAAAATGGATCTTCCTGAAGCTGCTAATATGTTAGGTAAGGCGCTCAATGATCCGGCAAAAGGTATGACCAGACTGCAACGTCAGGGTGTTGTTTTCAATGAAGCACAAAGGGAAACAATTAAAAATTTCATGGCCACCGGTCAGGTCGCAAAAGCACAATCTGTAATCCTGCAGGAATTACAAACCGAATTCGGAGGATTAGCTGAAGCAATGACCAAAACTGATGAAGGTAAAGTTCAAATGGCCAAAAAGGGATGGGCAGAAATAAAAATTACTGTAGGAGAATTGGTGAGCAAATTAGAAGTATCACTTATTCCGATACTGAATGGAATTATAAAAGCACTCAAAGGAGTGATTGATTTCTTTAAGAGCACATCTGAATCAGCAATGATTTTTAAAGATGTAATGATTGCGGTGTCAGCTGCAGTAGCTGCTTATTACGGATATGTTTTATTGGCTGCAGGAGCAACTAAATTGGTAACAATTGCAACCTGGGCTTGGAACGCTGCAATGGCAGCAAATCCAATTACATGGGTGATCATGTTAATTGTAGCCCTTGTGGCTGCATTGATGTATTGCTGGGATAAATTCAAAGGCTTTAGAGAATTTATGGGAGGAATGTGGGCCGGAATTGTGCAGGCAATCAAAACAGTGATCAATCACTTTATCAACTTAGGAAAAGTGATCAAAGATGTGTTCACTCTCAATTTCAAGCAAGCTTTTGAAGATGGGAAAAAGGCAATGGCGGATTTCTCTAAAGGAATAACCACCGGCATTGTTGATGCTGTAAAAAAAGGTCAGGAAGCTGCAGGAAATAGTGAATTCAAATTTGGAAATCTTCTCACTTTCAAAGGATCAGAACAATCAGGACCATCGAAAAATTTTGCTGGTGGTGCAGCCGGATCAGCGGCGAAGCAAACTGCACTCAATACTTCAAATCTTTCCGGTGCATCAGGAGGTTTAGGATCTGCGAAAATGATAAATATTCATTTTCATGATGCACTGCAGAAAAATATCGGAGTGGTTCCAAAAGAAATGAGAGAAAAGAGTCAGGAAGGAGTTGAAGTAATGATCAGAGCAATAAATAATTTAAGCGAAAACCAGGGAGGTGTTCAATAATGGCATTTAATATACAATCATCACCGGACCAGACAAACAATCCTTCAGTAGTTGTGATTGGTGGCATTACACTCCCAAACGATGTAGTTATTTATATCAACGGTGAGAAAGTTTTGGTGATGGATAAAATATTGGATGGTGTATCAATTATAGAAAGAGTAAGTCGTGAACCTTATGAAATAGAGTTTGAATGTGTAATTCGTGAAAAAAATGCGGATGGTTCTTTGAATAGTGATTTGACTCAATATATTTTTCCTCAAAAAGCCCTGGAACAGATCTGGCAGAAAGCTTGGCTTCCGGACAGCGTGCAGAATGTTCAAAGTACTTATTTAAACGGATTAGGCATTCAACAGGTTGTGATAAGAGGAATAACACCTATGACTTTCAGAGGTAGTAAGAATATTGGTTTAAGAATAAAGGCCTGGGAAAATGTTTTAGGACAAACATTAATCATCAGCTAATGTATTTAAGCGGACATATAGAAGTTACAATTGCAAACAAGCTGCTGAAAACAATTGTTTCAGTGCATGTAAAAAATGATGGCCATCAAATTGGTTCTGATTGTACACTTGTATTACCGTTGATCAGCACTATTCAATACAAAGACGGCTCACACGATTTTTTGACTCAGTACTCCGTTAATTCCCAACAAACTTTTGCGGTAGGAGATCCGATTTTAATAACTGCGAGCTATGATGGTTATCCTCAAGTGACTTTATTCAAAGGTTTTCTTTTTGATTTTGTTGAAGGTACTCCGATGACAATAAAATGTTTGGACTATTCTTATTTTTTCAATTTAGGAATGTTCGGAACGCAGAGAGTTTTTGTAAAGCAAAATAAAAAAGGAACGAAAGGATTTTATAATGCCGGTGCTTTTTATGCATCGATCAAGTTGAAAGATCTTCTGCAGAACATTGTGAATTTCGTAAATGATACAATCGACGGAGCAACAACTGACACTGATCATGTTGTTCTATTCGAACCGGGTAATATTCCTGATATCACTTTAGTAAATATCACATTCGCGATGATGTCGCCGCTGGCCATTCTGAATTATTTCAGAAAAGAATTGCTTTTCAATATCACATTAATGGATAATCAGCTTTATTGCAACGTTGCATCCACAACGATTTCAAGCGTAACGTATAGAAGCGACACCAATGTTTTAAAATGTGATCTACAAAAACCCGAAGCAGTTTTTCAGACATTTAAAGTGAAAGCTTATTTCCTGCAGAACAACGGATTGAAAGATTCGATCGAAGTAGGAGATACGAACGGAAAATTGGTGGAAGTATTTTTCACGCAAGCAATGTTCGGTGGTACCAGGAACGTGACTAAATATACACAGCTGGCCAACGAAGCTTTGAATAAAGCAAAACAGAGAGTTTATGGCGGAACGATCACAACACTACTTTATCCGATGCCGATTTTATTTGCAAAGGCCAATTATACAGATATAAGATATCCGGACAGGACCGGGAATTATGTGACAAGTGGATATGAAACAACAGTTGATGCCTCCGGGTATCGGCATAAAGTAAAATTCTCTTATTTAACTCAAAAGTTTTATACGAATGAATGAGAGTAATAAAGAAAATGAAATTGAACAAGGCCTGATCAGAGCAATTAAGAATATGATGAAATATTCTTTGATCTGTGAAGGAAAGATTGTGAATATAGCTGAAGCAGAAACAAAATTTGTTTGTGATGTGCAGATGCTTACTGATGGTAATCCTACTTATTTACAAGTTCCTCTCAAAGTGCTGCAGGGAAGTCAAGCTTCGTTCATTGAAATACCGAATATGGATAGTTATTGTCTTATCAGTTTCAGAGATGGTAATAAGGATCGACCACAGATTTTATTTGTCGATAGCGTGCTAAAAATATTAGTAAATTGCAGTAGTATTAAAATTGAAACAAATAGTTTTATTATCAACAGTGAGAGTACAATTTTTAATGAAGGATTGAATGGAGGATTGGCAAAAGTGGCCGAGTTAACTCAAAAGCTCAATAACCTGGAAGATGATGTAAACAATTTGAAAGATGTTTTTACAGGATGGACACCGGTTCCATCAGATGGTGGGGCAGCTTTAAAAACTGCAGCTGCAACTTGGGCCGGAGATAAGTTGACAAAAACTGAACAGGCAGAAATTGAAGACACAACAATCACACATTAATGGAAGATCTGAATTTTGATATTGTTGCTCGTGATCTGGTAATGACTCCGGATATGGATTTTGCAATAACTGAAAATCCCTCAGTGCAAAATGCCGGTATCATTCAATATTCCAGAGTTTCTTTTCCTACAAATCCAATGTTAGGAATCGGAATGGAAGATGCTGTAAATGCAAACAATACCAAAACAGCTTATGAAATGAACAGGTGGCAGGCTCAATGTATTCAAGATGGTGCAACGCTTGCAAAATGGAGCAGCAGTATAATTTCAGGAGGTTCAATAACAACGGTCAAAATTTTAACGCAGATAAGTTATGAGTAGCACTTATACAGTAAAGCAGGGAATGAGTTTATGGGATGTGGTTTTAAATGCCACAGGCTCATTAGCAAACTTAGATGCTGTTTGTGCTGCAAATAATTTCACTGACTGGACACCGGATCTTATTCCCGGAACAGTTGTGATCATTCCTGATGGAGTAACAGTCGATAGTAATAGTCAAAGGCAATTGAGCAGTTATCAAGCTGTGAATAATATCACAGTCGGAATATCCAATTTGATCAATGCGGTTTTTAACACGTTGAACAATTTCTGGATTTTAACAACAGGTTATTGGAATGACATTGCAACATGGAAAGACAACAAAAATTGGAATGATTAAATAAAAAAATATGAGTCAGCAAACTATAAATAATGGCGATTCTGGATTAACAGTTCGCACAAATCTAAATGATATGTTTTCAGAACTATACGGAGCTTTCACTATTCCAATAAAATTGGAAGGTGTAACCGGTAATACAACAGAAGCTATTGCCGCCAATACATGGGTGGAGCAACTGTCGGTGATCACAACTGCTGGATCTCCAACAATTCGTATCGGAACCACTCCTAACGGAACAGATATTTTAGAAGATACCACTTCAGCAACCGTGGCCACTGCATCAATTAAACAGTATTTCGGATCCGCTACAACTTTTTATATCACAATGACTGGAACCGGTACCGTAAATATTCGAATAGATATTTTATCAAACTATTTCTAAGATGTCAACAACAGCAAACACGATACAATCGAATTTAATCGCACTTGGTTTTGATAATCCGAGTGCAGCAGCTGCAGTAAATAAAATTGCGGAAGGATTAGGAACAATCGTGGACAATACTCTGCAGGAATTCAGCAATACTAAAGCTTCAATATTAAATGTGATCAGCACGCAGCGTTATGGAAAATCAGCTTATTATACTGCAGCAGCTTTAGCATTTCAATATGGTGACAACTTAACTGAAGATGCTGATGGAAATCCTGTTTATGCGAATATCGATACTTCAAAACAAATCATTGCTCAGGCAGCTTTTGAAAATATCGCTTCAGGGAATTCATCTCAATTATTTTTGAAAGTAGCGACATTGGATGCCAGTGGAAACACAGTTGCACTTTCTATTCCACAGTTCACAGCATTCACAAGTTATTTTCAGAATTTTGAAATACCAGGCTTGCCGGTCACAATCATTTCGAATAATGCAAACGTGCTTTCCTTCTCTGCAATTTGTACTTATTATTCAACTTATGATCTGGCTACATTGCAAACAAACCTTTCCAATGCATTATCTGCATTCAGAAAATCATTTGGTTTTGATGGTGTGTTTTATAATGGAGATCTGAATGATTATATTAAAGCGAATGTACCAGGCGTAAAAGATTTCTTTATTGATAATACTTTAATCGATGGTGTTGCATTTTCAGGAAGCACAACACTTGGAAGCGGTTATTTTAATTATGTCGCCAATATTCTAAATCAAATTTCTTATACCGGAATTTAATGGGAACGAACTTCAGAAATATTGATTATCCAAAGATGCTTTTTGAAAGCCTCCGCAATTTCTTTTCCATCAATGCCTCCGGGAGCGTTTCTTATTTGTATAAATATTTATCGGCTTTTGTTCAACCATTCCAGCAGCCATTCGCTGATTTTGTGACTTTCAGAAATAAAGAAATGTTGATTGCCAATTGCAAATGGCAGATAGGACAATTGACAAATGTTTTAAACATGCTTTATGATGCGATATCTAAAAGGATATTCATTACTCAGAGCATTGTTTCAGTTATTTCAGATCCAATGTTTCAATATCATCCAACAAATTACGACAGTGATTTTTCCACAACACCGGCAATCGATGAAGTGGAATTTACGGACCGGGTTAATGAAACATTGGTAACAATAAATGTTCCGGTGGCAGTTGCTACAGCTTCGTTATCTGATATGGTTGCGACAATTGAACAAATCCGGATGCTTGGTATTCCTTATCAAATTCAAACTTTTTAATTATGTCTTTATTCACATGGCCATTCAAAAGAAAACAATATGCAGGACTTGGTAATCCACGTTTTGTAGGTGATATCGTTGCAGCAAATGAAGCGATCAATGATGCATTGGCCGCAATAATCGGAACAACAAATATTGCTGCAGGTGGCACTTTAATTATTGGTCAATCTTATGTTGTGATGGGTGGATCCATTACTTATAATTCTTCGCTTTATACAGTAGGGCAGGTATTTACTGCAGTAGCTGGATTTACAACCTTCACCACATCTGCAGGAGGTTATGTAGTATCGAATGATTTCTTTATTGTGAGCGGATTGGATTTTATTGGCGGTGTTACAAATACTTTCAATCCGGGAATCTTTTATTTGCAAGGTCAATTCTATATTATAAATGCACCGTTTACGGAAGGCCTTTATTTAGCTGCAAATCCTACTGATACAATGCCACAGCCTTTTGGCGATGGTAATTCAAGGAATATTTATACATTGATGCAGGCAGTAACTACATCAACTCCTTCAGGTACCACAACTCCTGAATTTTTAGGAAATATGAATGCCTACAGAATTGGATTGAAATATATAAACACTTTGATCCAGGCATTGGTAGTAACAACAAGTTCATTAGGTTCCGCAGCTTTTAAAACTGTTACCAATACTCCAACCGCAGGACAAATTCCTTATTGGGATAATTTATATACCAAGACTCAAATTTCTAATGGATTTTTAAAAATTGATGGTTCAAATGGACCAATGACTGGACCCTTAGTTTTAAATGCTGATCCAACTGATGCAAAAGGTGCCGCAACAAAAAGTTATGTAGATAGCCAAGGTGCTAAAAGATTGGTTTCTGGAAATACAGTTGTGGGAGATATCTCATCGAGTAATACAAATGTTACTGTATCACTCGGAACAACATTAGCTGATAATAATTATTTGGTGTTGATCACAGTGATATCACTTGGCACTCCGGGCAATGATGCAACAACAATTTTTGTTGTTCATAATAAAACAACAACTGGTTTTGATGTACTGTTTCATGAGGTAGCAAGTGTTGTGCAAGACATTTCTATTGATTGGGTTGTGTTCCATTTCTAAATAAATTTTTTTAATCGGAAATACTAAATAATTTAGTAAAATGAAAAAGCTTTTATATATCTTAATACTATTCTTTCTAAGTATAAATTGCTATTCGCAACAACCTCCGGTTCAGGTTCCCAGATCGCAATGGTTTTTGACATGGATTAAAGTGCAGGATAGTTTGAGATCTGATAGAGGCTATTTTCAAAAAGTATTGCAGCCACCATTAGATACTGCATTCAGTAAATTAGGATTCGCACAAATTTCAAACAAAGTTTATTATGGCAATGGAGTTAAGTGGACATTACTTAGTTCTGATTCCCTAACTTATGCAACACGTCGTTGGGTTGATTCAGTCATTGCAGTTAATCAGCCTGTATTGGATTCAAACTTAGTTGTTCAGCTTGGCCCCGGTGGAACGAATGGCGGATTAAATACGGGAGATACTTTACCCGGAGGAACAACACTTGATGCAGTTTTCAGAAGATTACTGATCAAAGCGATCCATCCAACATATACAGCACCAACAGCAGGAATTTCTTCCAGTCCCGGAGGCGGATTATATGAGATCGGAACGAACATAGGAACAGTGACTTTATCATCAACATTCACGCAGAATGATGCAGGATCATTGTCCACTACTACTTATTATCAGAATGGGTCTTCTTTGGGCGGAAATACAACGACCATTTCCTCATTAACATCACAGCAATCATTTTATGTTAATAAGGCCTATGCTCAGGGTGCATGCAAAAACAATAATCTGGGTGTGCAGGATTGTTACGGAAGGATTACAGCAGGCGGCGTCAATAGTGGAACGATTTATATCACTCCGTTTTATTATCGTTACTGGGGATGGGTGAGCAGCTCCAGCCCTTCAGATGCTACAGTGCAGGGATTGAATAAAGATGGTAACGGATTATCGCTGACGGTAACAAATACAACTCCGTCCGGGAGTCAATATTTTGTTTATTACCATTCGACAAGCTTGGGAAGTATTTCAACTATCACAGTAAACGGATTTCCGTCCACATCGGCATTTACAATCACCACAGTAACATTCACAAATGCTCAGGGATATGCTTCTTCGTATGAAAGAATTATTTCCAACAATGCACTTTCCGCAACATCAACAATAACATTCAACTAATGAAAAAGATACTATTCATCATATCATTATTTATCTGCACAGCTTCATTCAGTCAGGTATTTATTACTTCTTCAGGAGGTGTTCAGCCATCAGGATCATACGCCGGATATTATGCGATGTTCATGCAGGGAGGAACTAAGATCGTTTATGATACAACGGCCAGAAATGCAATACCTGCATATTATCGCGATACAACAACATTGCTCGTTCTTACAACGATTGATTCATCTTTTTGGGTACTTCATGGAGGAACTGCAAACAGCAATTTTGTAAAATATAAATTCGGTCCAACAATTACTTATGCAGCTATCGTTGCAGGTTTAGGATATACACCGGCAAATGCAGCAACTACCTTAACCATAAACGGTATAGGCTACGACTTGTCAGCTAATAGAAGTTGGACAATATCATTAAGCAGCTTAGGTGGAGAACCATCCATCACAGCAGGCACAACAAGTCAATATTGGAGAGGTGATAAAACTTGGCAAACGTTGAATGCTTCTGCTGTTGGATTAGGAAACGTTTCAAATGTTGCTCAGGTAACTTCTGTAGGTGCGGGAACTGGTTTAAGTTCTTCAGGTGGAACAACACCGAGTATTTCTATTGCATCAGGATATTATTTACCAAGTACAAGTGATCAGAGTGCATGGAATGCAAAGCAATCCGCTTTATCCGGAACAGGTTTCGTAAAGATTTCAGGAACATCAATTTCTTATGATAACTCAACATACTTAACAACCAGCAGCGCATCGAGCACTTATGTTCCTCAAGCTGGCGGTGTTACAATGACCGGACTATTTACTTTAAGCGGCGATCCTTCAACAGCTTACCAACCGGCTACAAAGAATTATGTTGACAATCTCGTTACAGGCCTTTATTGGAAAGCTTCTGCACACGCAGCAACAACAGCGAACATCACTCTATCAGGAACGCAAACCATTGACGGTGTTGCTGTGGGTGTTGGTGATCGTGTATTGGTAAAGAATCAATCAACAGGTTCACAGAATGGAATTTATGTTGTAGCATCTGGAGCATGGAGCAGATCAACCGATGCAAACACCGGAACTGAATTGTGGGGAGCGACAATCTTTATCGATAACGGAGGAACAGTCAATGGCGGCACGCAGTGGAGCAATAGCAATACAACTTCTCCAACCTTGGGCACTGATGCAATTACATTCGCACAGATTGCAGGTGCAGGTGTTTACACCAATGGAACTTATCTTTCATTAACCGGAAATGTGTTCGATGTTGGTTCGACTTATTCTTCCAACTGGAATACAGCTTATAATAGATCAGGAACAGGATTGACTTTTACTTCATCAACTTTTACATTTACTGAACAGAGTGGGGCAACATTAACTGCAAGTGTTCCAACTTTCAATCAGAACACAACAGGATCAGCGGCGACACTTACAACAGCCAGAACAATAAATGGAGTTTCATTTGACGGATCAGCAAATATCACAATCACAGCTGCAGCCGGAACACTTACCGGAACAACTTTAAATTCAACTGTTGTTTCTTCGTCTTTGACTTCTGTTGGAACTTTAGGAACAGGCACATGGCAGGCAACAATTATCAGCCCTACTTATGGCGGTACGGGTGTGAATAATGGAAGTGCTACCCTTACAATGGGTGGCAGTCATACTTTATCAGGTGCTTATGCTTCCACGTTTACTTTCACTGGAATAACTTCTGTTACTTTTCCAACATCGGGAACATTAGCAACACAGAGTTATGTTACGGGACAGGGATATTTAACAGGCAATCAATCTATTTCTTTAACAGGCGACATCACTGGATCAGGAGCGACATCTATTGCAACAACATTAGCTACCGTCAATAGTAATACGGGATCATTTGGCGGCACTTCTGTTGTGCCGATCATAACCGTCAATGGAAAGGGTTTGATTACAGCAGTAAGCACAGGAACGATCACGCCTGCATCTATTGGAGCGCAAGCTTCTTTTACTTCACAAACTGCAAATTATTTCTTTGCAGCACCGAATGGAAGTTCAGGAACACCATCCTTCAGAGCAATTGTTGCGGCTGATATTCCAACACTCAATCAAAATACAACTGGTAATGCAGGAACCGTAAGCAATGGTGTTTATACAACAGGAAGTTACTCTGACCCTTCATGGCTTTCAATATCAAAAAGCAAGGTTGGTCTTTCTCTTGTTGAAAATACAGCGTTATCTACTTGG